GTGTCCGTATCCTCCCTACCAGAGATGGTAGTTCACCCTTCAAGGAGGCTTGGTATCATGAAATCCAAGTGGGTGGTAAATGGCAGAAGTTTTTCGACCCAGGTAAGAACGACAACGAACGTTCTCCCCTAAATGAGGTGTATGAAGAACTTATGGCTACGGGTAAAGAATCCGACAAAGAACTTGCTAAACAATACAAGTCTCGTAAGTTTTATATCGTAAAAGTGATTGACCGTGATGCGGAAGGTGACGGAGTCAAGTTTTGGCGTTTCAAACACAATTACAAGAACGAAGGTATCTTGGATAAGATTATCCCAATTTGGAGAAACAAAGGTGACATTACTGACCCCGATAAAGGTCGGGACCTTATCATCGAACTCACCAAACAAAAGACACCTAAGGGAGCTGCGTACACTACAGTATCAACTATTATGTACGATGACCCCACCCCAACTCACGAAGACGCTAAACTCATGAAAGAATGGGTTGATGACGAACTTACTTGGTTGGATGTATACTCAAAGAAACCCGTTGAGTATCTCGAGGCAATTGCTCGTGGTGAAGCTCCACGTTGGGATAATGACAAGGGTGGTTACGTTTATGGTAACAACGAAGAAGGAACTGAAACCTACGGTGGTTCAAGTTCAAAAAGTTCTTCTTACGTTGACCCCCAAGTCAACGCACCAATTGACGAAGACTTACCATTTTAATTAATTGTGGGGTAGGCGTTGTCTGCCCCACTTTATTTTTTTTATTATGACAAAAGAAACAAGACAAAAAATGATTGATAGTCTCAAAAGAAAATATGAGGCACAAATCTTGGAAGCCGAGGCGACTCTGATGATTTATCTTGAAAATGCGGCGGGTATTGGAGAGCACCCACAAATGCTCGAAGAGATGGACAACATGGTTGAGAAACTCGCAAACTCAAGTGACAAACTACAAGTACTAACTGAATTTTGGAAATACAATGGCGATAAAGAAAGCAACTGATTTCGGGTCAATAAAAAAGAAGTTCTCAACTTCTGCTAAGTACAAACCACAACGATTCTTCGATTGTGGTCAAGAGTTCTTGGATGCGGTTGGACTTCCTGGTCCTGCGATTGGGCACATCAATATGTTCTTGGGTCACTCTGACACGGGTAAGACCACTGCGATGATTAAAACTGCGGTGGATGCTCAAAAGAAAGAAATTCTTCCTGTGTTTATCATCACCGAACAAAAGTGGAGTTTTGAACACGCTCGACTGATGGGACTTCAATGTGAAGAAGTGGTTGACCAAGAAACGGGAGAGTTGGATTGGGATGGATTTTTTATCTTCAATAACAACTTTTCGTACATCGAACAAATCACCGATTACATCAATAACTTGTTGGATGCTCAAGAGAAGGGTGAGTTGGACTACAGCTTGTGTTTCTTATGGGACTCTGTAGGGTCTGTTCCTTGTAAGATGACCTATGAAGGTAAGGGTGGTAAACAACACAACGCTTCGGTCTTGTCTGACAAGATTGGTATGGGTATCAACCAACGTATCTCGGGTTCTCGTAAAGCGGACTCTAAGTTCGAGAATACTCTTATCATTGTTAACCAACCTTGGGTTGAACTCCCCGATAATCCTTTCGGACAACCCAAAATTAAAGCCAAGGGTGGAGAGTCTGTATGGCTCAACTCTTCTTTGGTGTTCTTGTTTGGTAATCAAAAAGGTGCTGGTACCACCAAGATTACTGCTACCAAGGACAAGCGCACTGTGAAGTTCGCCTCTCGTACCAAAATTTCTGTTATGAAGAACCACATCAATGGATTGGGTTACGAAGACGGAAAGATAATTGTCACCCCCCACGGTTTTTTAGCTGGTAAGGAAACTACTGAAGAGAAGGCTTCGATTGAGGCTTACAAGAAGGAGTACTCTGACTATTGGAAGGAAATCATTGGTTCGGATGGTGACTTTGTGTTGAAGGAAGAAAAGGAAGAAAATTAATTTTCTTTTTGTGAAAACACTTCTTGTTGATGGAGACAATCTATTCAAAATCGGATTCCACGGAGTCAAGGACTTATTCGTGGAAGGAAATCACATCGGGGGTGTTTTCCACTTTCTCAACACCCTTAGACGGCAATTGGAACAAAACGAGTACGACAAGATTATCGTCTTTTGGGACGGAATCGAAAACTCAATCCAACGTCGTGAATTATATCCTCAGTACAAACTGAATCGTAGGAATGATATGAACGAGTCAAAACTCGAGTCATATTATTCTCAAAAGAAACGAACTAAGGAGTACTTGGAGGAATGCTTTGTCCGACAAGTTGAAGTACGTCAGAATGAATCTGATGACCTTATTGCCTATTATTGTAGTATGGCATCTGATGAAGAAAAAATTGTTTTTTCTTCCGATAAAGATTTGCTTCAACTTGTTGACAAAACAACATCAGTTTTTTCACCAATAAAAAAAGAAATGTATAACTTTGGGGACAAGGTTAAAATGGGGGATTTTTATATCCCTCATGATAACGTATTGACCATCAAAATTTTGATGGGAGATAAGTCCGATAATATTGATGGAATTAAATTATTGGGTGAGAAAACTTTTGTAAAATTTTTCCCTGAGGTTCTTGATATCAAAGTTTCTTTTGATGATATTTTGACCAAGACAAAAGAATTGATAAAAGAAAACAAAGATGTTGTCTTAAGAAATATTTTATCAGGTGTAACTAAAAACGGAGAACTAGGTGAAGAATTTTACGTAACAAACCAAACCATTGTGGACTTGAAAAATCCACTTATCTCTGAAGAAGCCAAACAAATCGTTGAACAATATTATAGTGAAACTTTGGACCCTGAGGGTAGAGGTTTTAGAAACATTATTGTTATGATGACTGAAGATGGATTCTTCAAATATCTACCAAAAGATGACGAGGCTTTTGTAGATTTTTTAAAACCTTTTATGAAACTAACTCGTAAAGAAAAACGAAAATTTAATCAACAAAATCAAACACAATTATGAAAGAAGAATCCGTAATTAAAATGGAGTTCCTTTTGACTCTGAATGAAAACATCGTTGTTCAGAGATTTTATAATGTCCGTAACTATAACCCCAAAGCACGTCGCTCAGTTCAACTCAGTGAGTTGATGAAAGATATCGAATACACTTTGGTTTATGACCTTAAAATGAAAACGGTCATGTATATGTTGGACAATCAAGACTCAATTTTATTGGACCCAGACTTGATGAATACCTCCAACACGGACGGTCCTGAGAATTTTAATATGTATGTCAAAATTTCCGATGAAACAATTTTTCACAGAATTTTCGACGGAAAAATGTTCCCCCCAAAAGTAAGATATACGGTTGACGTACGTCCCAGCTTGAAAAACATTTTGAAAGGTTTGACTGACACTTTTTCATCTGAACATTTAACGTACGACCTGTTAGGATATGACCTTTCTCGGTAATATTTAATTGATACACGCGACTCTATGAATAAGAATTTTGACTATCTCGGCAATACATTCCAACTACAACTAATTAACCAAATCATTACAGACAAAGAGTTCGCACAGTCCATTATTGATGTTTTAGAAGCTTCCTATTTTGACAACAAATACTTTAAGTTGATTGTCCAAATGGTCCGTGAATACCACGGAAAATACCAGTCCTCACCCAACTTTGAAACCTTGGAACAAATTGCCAAGACGGAGATTTCTCAAGAACTAGCCTTGAAGATTGTTATTGACACAATCAAACAAGTTCAAGAGGCACCGTTTGAAGGAGTTCCTTTTGTTCAAGAAAAAGCCCTTAAGTTCTGTAAACAACAAGAACTTCAAAAGGCAATGAACAAAGCCCAAAAAATTATCGACCAAGGAGATTTCGAATCCTACGATGCCGTTGAAGGTATGGTAAGAGAAGCACTCCAAGTTGGGGAGAGAGATACTGGTACTACCGACATCTTCTCTGGTTTGGACGATGTACTAAATGACGATTTTAGACATCCAATTCCAATAGGTATTGATGGTATTGACCGTCTTCTTAAAGGAGGTTTGGCTAAAGGAGAAATTGGTGTAATATTGGCTCCTACGGGAGTTGGTAAAACCACATTAATGACCAAGATTGCCAACACCGCTTTTAACATGGGGTATAATGTCTTACAAATTTTCTTTGAGGACAACCCAAAGATTATTCAAAGAAAGCATTTTACTATATGGACTGGTATTGAACCAGATGGCTTGGCAACAAGAAAAGAAGAGGTAATTGAAAAGGTGGAGGAAATTAAAAACACGATGCCAAACAAACTTATTCTCAAGAAACTTCCGTCAGATACAATGACAATGAATCAGATTAAGAATCAGGTACGTAAGATGATTGCTGACGGAACAAAGGTTGACCTGATTACTTTGGA